CAATCCCAACTTCGGCATCTCGCTCAAGCGCGAGTACATGCAGGACCAGGCCGAACTGGCGCGCCGCTCATCCCGCCACGAGAACGATTTCAAGCGCTACCACCTGAACCAATGGGTCGGCCAGGTCACACGCTGGCTCAAGATGGACCGTTGGGCGCTCTGCGCATCCAGCAAAGACGACAAGGCCTGGAAAACCGCCTTCGAGGATCTGCGCGGCCGGCAGTGTTTCATCGGTGTCGATCTCGCCTCGACGCGCGATCTCTGCGCCGAAGTGATCGTGTTTCCGCCGGCCGGTGACGACTGGTGGCGCGTGCTCTGCCGCTTCTGGCTGCCCGACGCCGGCCTGCAGGACCGCGTGCGCCATGAGCGTGTGCCCTATGACATCTGGGCCAATGAAGGCGCCGTCATGCTGACCGAAGGCGATGCCGCCGATCACGACGCGATCAAGCGCCAGCTGCTCGACGACTGCGAGACGTACGACGTGCAGGGCATCGGCTTCGACCCATGGAACGCCCACAAGTTGATGATCGAGCTGAACGAGATCCGGCCGGACATCGCGGTCAAGGTCAACCAGACGATGGCATCGCTGTCGGGGCCGTCAAAACTGTTGGAGCGCCTCGTGCTGACCGGCGTGCTCGATCACGCCAACCATCCCGTTCTCAAGTGGATGGCCGCCAACGTCGCGACCTACTCGGACGGCAACGGCAACATCAAGCCGGCCAAGGACAAGTCCACGCAGAAGATCGACGGCATCGTCGCGCTGATCATCGCGCTGGCGCTGACACAGGGCGAGGAAGCGGGCGGCGGCGTCCCGAACATCGAGGCGATGGTGACCCTATGATCTCACTGAAAAGCATGTTCGGCGCCAGCGAGCCTTCGAACCGCAACCCGGCCGATGACTACTGGTTCACCGACACGATCACGCCCGAGGGCCAGGTCGTGGTTAGCGCCAAGACGGTGCCGCAGATCCCGGAAGCCTATGACTGCCTGCAGGTCATCGCGCAAACCATCGGCGCGTTGCCGCTGGTGACTTACCGCAAGCGCCGCGGCGGCGGCAAAGAGCGCTTCGATCAACACCCGATCGCCGATCTGCTGCATCACCGCCCGAACGATCTCGCGACAGCCTATGAGTTCCGGCATCAGATGACGTGGGATTTGTGCCTGCACCGCAACGCCTTCGCCGAGATCAAGGACGGGCCGCGCGGGCCAATCGATCAGCTTATCCGACTCGACCCGGAAACGGTGTGGATTGTGAAGATCCAAGACGGTCGCGACTTCATTTATGAGGTCCGCGAAAACGGCCAGCGCCGCCGCCTTGACCGCGATCAGGTTTTTCATTTGCGGGCGCCACCGCTCACCACAGATAACATCCTTGGCCGGTCATTGATCGAGCACGGCCAGAAGACGTTCGCGCGTGCCTTGGCGCTGCAGGACTATGCGACACGGTTCTTCGAGAACGATGCGACGCCGGGCGGCGTCGTCGAGGTGCCGGGCAAGTTCGGCACCGTCGAGCAGGCGCACGAGTTCAAGCGCAAGTGGCAGGCGCAGTTCACCGGCCGCAACCGCCACAAGATCGCGGTTCTTGACGGCGGTTCGAAGTTCACCAAGGGCGAGGCGCAGAACGACAAGGCGCAGTTCATCGAGACCTATGAGAAGGTCGCGCTCCAGGTCCTGCGTTTTTGGCGCATGCCGCCGCACAAGATCGGCATTCTCGACCGCGCGACGTTTTCGAACATCGAGCAACAGTCGATCGAGTTCGTCACCGAGACGCTGCTGCCGTGGCTGGTTGCGTGGGAGCAGGCGATCCGCCGCGACCTCATTGTCCGCGATGATGCGTTCTTCACTGAGCACAACGTTGCAGGCTTGCTGCGCGGCGACATCAAAGCGCGCTACGAGGCCTACCGCATCGGGCGCGAGTGGGGCTGGCTCAGCGCCAATGATGTGCGCTCGCTTGAAAACATGAACCCGGTCGAGCACGGCGAGGGCTATCTGCAGCCGCTCAATATGGGTCCAGCCGGCGGCACCACCGAGCAACGCGCTGCCTACGCCGCGGCGCTGGAGCGCGACATCACGCTCGCCATCGAAGATCAGAGAAAGCAGGAGGGGTAGCCCATGCGCTATGCACGAATTCTGACCGCCGTTGCCGGCACACCGTGGACCATCCATCCCGCCAAGGGCCGCGCGATCATGGATTTTCTGGCCTATGCCGCCGCTGGTGGCAAACGGTCACCGGAAGAGGTCGCAGCAATCATCGGCCGGCCGATCGTCGCCGACGGCGATGCGAGCGCAGACCGGCCGGAACACGCAACGCGACCCTTCGCTGTGGCAAAGCGCCAAGGCGGCAGCGGTGACAGCGTGGAAATCGCAATACTCGGCCTCAAGGGCGTGATCAGCCCACGCCTCAGCGATGAGATGGACATCTCCGGTCCAGGTGGCACCAGCGCCGAAGGTTTTGCGCGTCGCCTTAATGCTGCGGTCGAGGATCCTCGCATCGCCGGTATCATCGTCGATGTTGATAGTCCGGGCGGCAATGTCTTTGGCGTCCCGGAAGCGGCCGATGCGATGTTCGCGGCCCGCGGCTCGAAGCCGATCGTCGCTGTCGCCAATCCGTTCACTGCATCCGGTGCGCTGTGGATTGCATCGGCAGCGGACGAAGTGGTCGTGACGCCATCAGGCGAGATCGGATCACTCGGCGTTTATGCCTACCACGAGGACTTATCGAAAGCGCTGGAGACGATCGGCGTCAGCCCGACACTGGTCAAGGCGGACATCTCGCCGAACAAGGCCGAGACGCATCCGGCCTTCCCGCTCACTGAGGATGCAATTGGCGACATCAAAGCGAGCGTCGATCGCTACGGCGAGATGTTTGTTGCGTCGATGGCTCGTTCGCGCGGTGTCTCCGTCGATCACGTCACTTCGAAATTCGGTGGCGGGCGCATGCTCGGCGCGGACGATGCCGTCGCGGTCGGCATGGCAGATCGCATCGCCACGCTCGATGACGAGATCGCGCGCATGGCCGACCTCATCTCGAAGCCGAAAGAGGCCGCATCGGCGTCGGTCGCCAGCCGGCGACGGCGTATGGCGGTGATCTGACCTCACGCTAACGAAAAGTTCAGTTCTGCGTTTCTGCTGCCGCGCGGGCGTGGCGGCCCGAGCATGCATGGAAAATCGAAAGGACAACGCATGAAATCCCTGAAAGCACTCAAATCCCGCCGCGCCGAAATCAAGGCTGAAGGCAAATCGATCCTCGATGCCGCCGACGGTGAAGGCCGTGATCTCACCGCAGACGAAAACACCCGCTTCGAAGCAATCGAGGCGGAGCTTGACCAGCTCGAGACCGACATCGCCACAGCCGAACGCGATGCCGAGCGGCGCCGGCGCATGGAAGGCTCGGCGATGCCGGTTTCCGATGCAGCACGCATCGAGGTCGGCCAGGACCGCGCCGCGGCCGATCCGACAGCAGGCTTCCAGTCGCTTGCCGAGTTTGCATCGGCCGTGCACGGCGCCCATCCGCAGACACCGAACGCCTCGGTCGATCAGCGGCTCGCCAGCATGTATCAGGGCGCGGCTGGTAGCTACCGTGAAGGCGGCTCCAATGACGGGTACATGGTGCCACCGGAGTTCCGCGACCGGATTTGGGAACTGGTCTTCAATGGCGACAATCTCTTGTCGGAAGTGGATGGCGAGCCGACCAATTCTAACCAGGTCAACGATCTGACGGACGAAACGACGCCGTGGGGCGGTTCCGGCATCTCGGCATTCTGGCGTTCGGAAGCCAGCCAGATGACACCGACCCGGGGTGATGTGGCGCCGCGTTCGTGCATCCTGCACGAGCTGTATGCGTTTGTCAGAGCCAGCGATGAGCTGCTCGAAGATGCGCCGCGGCTCAACAACCGCCTGGAGAATAAGGCGGCTGAGGCCATCGATTGGAAGATCGATGAGAGCATCATCGAGGGCAATGGCGTTGGCAAGCCGCTCGGCTACATGGCATCGGATGCACTTGTCACGGTCGCCAAGGAAGGCAGTCAAGCTGCCGATACGCTGGTCGCTCAGAACGTCGCCAAGATGTACTCGCGACTGCTGCCTCAAGGTATGGCGCGGGCGCAATGGCGCATCAACTCCGACGTGCTGCCGGAGCTGATGACCATGACACTCGGCGATCAGCCGATCTGGACGCCGCCGCGTGACGGTTTCGTCAAGGCGCCGGGCGGCTTCCTGTTCGGTCGGCCGGTCAAGCTCTCCGAGCACTGCGCTACGCTCGGTGATAAAGGCGATGTCCAGCTGATCGACCCGAAAGGCTACTACGCACTGAGAAAGAACGGTGGCGTCAAGTTCGCGTCGTCGATCCACCTCTACTTCGATTACGGCGAGCAGGCCTTCCGCTGGACGATCCGTCTCGGCGGCCAGCCGCACCTGTCGAAGCCGGTCAGCCCGAAGAAGGGCACGGCCACGAAGTCCCACTTCGTCACGCTTGCCGAGCGCGCGTAAGCGCACTCGGCCTGATCCCGGCGGCGGGAGGGCTCATACCCCGCCCCGCCACCGGGGCGCTCTCTCGCGACTGACACACACCCTTCAACCAAGGACAGTTCCTATGAACCACAACCTGCTTCCCTCCGACCGCACGGCTGTTGCAGCCGCCATCAATCCTGCTTCGCACGGCGCCGGCGCCGTCTCGACGCCCTGGATCAGCATGGCCACGTTCTTTTCGATGATGGCGCTCATTCAGGCAGGCGCCCTTGGCGCTTCCGCTACGGTTGATGCCAAGATCGAGCAGGCTAAGGACGCCACCGGCACCGATGCCAAAGATGTCACCGGCAAGGCCATCACGCAGCTGACGCAAGCCGATGGCGACGACAACAAGCAGGCGATCATCAATATCGGCCAGCGTGATCTCGATATGGCGAACGATTTTGATCACGTCCGCCTCACGTTGACGGTCGGCACGGCTGCAAGCCAGGTCGCGGCGGTGTTGCTCGGCGTCGATGCGCGCTACGGCACGGCGGCGGCCAATGATGCTGCCAGCGTGGATGAGATTGTCGCCTGATCGGCGCTCTCGCACAAACCCATTGCCACGGCGTTCGCGGTAACCGGCACGCGCCGACGCACCAGAAGATGACGCTTCCGTCGGGTCTGGTGGCCGTCTCTGCGGCGTGCGTGGCATTTCCTTTCCTGAAGAACGGACCAACACCATGTGGCTGTCTCTCGCTTCAGCACCGGCCGAACAGCCGGTCACGCTCGATGAAGCCAAGAAGCACTTGCGTGTCCTGAACACGGCTGAAGACACGCTGATCAGTGCGCTGGTGATGGCCGCGACGGCGCATCTCGAAGGCCGCAGCGGGATCTTGGGTCGCGCGTTGGTCACGCAGACGTGGGAGATGCGGATCGACTGCTTCCCGTGGCGCCGTATCGAGCTGCCGATGCCACCGCTTCAGTCCGTCACATCTCTCAAGTATATCGATGATGCAGGTGTTGAGCAGACAATGCCAACAGCCGACTACGTGGTCGACGCCCAACACATGATCGGCCGCATTCGCCCCGCGCATGGCACTCAATGGCCATCGACGCTGGATGATGAGGGCGCTGTGCGGATTACCTTCGTTGCCGGCTATGGCGCGGCCGGCGCCGTGCCGCAGCCAATCAAACAGGCCATCCTGCTGCTGGTCGGGCACTGGTGGATCAACCGCGAAGCGGTCGGCGAGGCGGGCGGCCCTCATGCCCTTGCCGTCGAGGCATTGACGCAGCCATTCCGGGTGCACGCGCCATGAAATCATTGACGCAGGGTCCGCGACGGTTGGGGCCGGGCGATCTGACCGAGGTCATTACGTTCCAAACCGAAGTTCGCACCGCAGACGACATGGGCGGTTTCACGAATGTGTGGAGTGATGCCGGACAGGCGTGGGCCAAAGTTGAGCCGCTGATTGTTTCTGAACGTGATGATCGTGGCTCGGTACGTTCGGTGACGCAGTACCGTTTTACCGTTTACCTGGATGCTGCGGCCGTGAGTGAGGAGATGCGCATTTCCTGGTCTGGATATGTTTACAACATCAACGGGGTGCGCCGATTGCCGGGCCACAATCTGTTTGTGGAAATTATCGCTGAAAGCGGAGTGACGCAGTGATGGCGCGGCGTGGCAAAAGTCATCTCAAGGGGGCGCAATCTTTAAACCGCAAGTTGGCACGCATGGAGCCGGAGGTAGTGTCCGAACTGGTTGAGGAAAATGAGCGCGCGATACGTCTGGTGCAGCGATTTGTCGTGCGCAACGTGCCCGTGCGAACGGGCAAGGCCAAGCGCTTGCTTTCAACCAAGTCGGCCATCGGGAAAAAGCGCAAAGGGCTTGTGTGGGAATTTGGGCTGCGTACCAAACGGCTTGTCAAAGAATTGTTCTATCTGCAGTTTTCGGAGTTTGGCACCAAGGGCGGGGTCGTCAAGGGTGGTCCTTTTGCTGGCGCACGCATACCACCGCAGCCGGCGCGTCCCGTGTTTAGGGTTGTGCTCAAGCGCCTTGGCAGACGTATTCGCAAACGCCGTCAGAAGGCGCTCAGCAACGTGTTGAGGAGGGTTGCCAATGGCAAATGATCTAATGCTGGTCGTCGCCAAGGCGATCTATGTGGCGCTCGATGCGGGTCTGTCGGTGCCGGTATACGATCATGCACCGCAAGACCAGGTGATGCCGTTCGTCGAAATTTCGCAGCACACCAGCGACCCTGTCGATACGCTGGCGACGGCCTACAGCGAGGATTTTGTGACCGTGACGGTTTGGTCGGACTACCGCGGTTCGAAGCAAGTCAGGGAGCTGCTCGGCGAGATTTACGAAACGCTGCACGATGTGATGCTCACGCTTGATCAGGGTCGCGCCGTTATTTGCCGTGTAGCGTCGCGTGATGCGCGGCGTGATGTTGATGGCGTGACGTACGTCGGGTCGGCGACGATCCGTATCGTTTCACAAGACTGTTGATGATCAGAAAGGACCGTCTCTTATGGGAAATCTTGCAATCAAAAACCAGGGCATCGTGTTGCGCATCGGCACGCAGGCAGCCGATCCGGCCGGCGACACGTTTACGGAAATCAAGGAGGTCACCTCGATCGGCGAGGCCGGTCCCGAGGCGCCATCGATTGATGCGACCGCGCTGACGGACACAGCTCGCCACAAGCTGAAAGGTATCCCGGACTATGGTGAGGTGCCGATTTCTGGCAACCGCGCGCCAACGGATGCCGGTCAGACGGCACTCAACGCGGCAGCCAAGTCGACATCGGATGATCCCTATAATTTCGAGATCGAGTTTTCCGATATGCCATCAGGCGGGTCCAACAATACCAAGATCTCGTTCAAGGCGCTGGTGCTGTCGTTCAAAACCGAAAGCGGTGATGTCGATGGCCTTGTGTCGTTCGCTTCGTCGCTCGCCATCACCGGGGCCACAACCGAAGTGATCGCTGCTTAGTCTCTCAGCAGCTTCTCTAATCACAATACAAGAGGTGTTTCATGGACGGCATGGACCGTAGTGCCGGCGTCGTGGTTGACGTCGCCGGCAGGAAGTTTGTCGTGCGGCGCACGCACGCAACGATCAAGCGCATTGAGGACCGCTTTGGCGCCGTCGGGTTATTGCTCGATCGCGTCGAGCAGTATTCGCTCACAGCTCAGGATCTTGTCGACTTTCATCGACTGCTTTTGCACGACGAAGCCGATACCCCAACATCCGAGGCCATCGCGGAGCACATCATCGAGTCTGGGATTACGGCGGCATCGGCGCCGCTGCGCGAGTTCTGTCAGCGCTGCTGGCTCGGCGATGAAGGTTGGCAACGGCTTGTCGAGATCATGCAGGCGAATGGGCAGAGCGATGATGACGCGGGAAACGGGACAAGCCCCATGGCGAGCGAGGAACGCCATGGGGCCGGCTCTTCGAGATCGCCTGCTGCCTCGGTTGGCAACCTTCCGAGTTCTGGCGCGCAACCTACTACGAACTCACCATCGCTGCCAGGGTCCGCTACGAAGCCAATCAACGGCTTGGACGTGACGGGCAGGGTCGCGGCGCTGCGCGACCAGCTGCGCTCGACGCAGACGGCATAAGAGCGATGTTTCGGGCTCGTGCCGGACATACGATCATGAGGCAAAGCGAGACAGCGCATGGCTGACCAAGAACTTGAAAAGATGCTCGTCGTCATCGACGCGCAGACTGAGCGCTTGCGCCGTGAGATGCGCAAGAGCCGCAAGTCGGTTCAGCAGTTCGATCGCAATGTCTCGCGCCATCTCGGCTCCGTTGACCGCACCTTCAGCAAGATTGGCGCCGCGGCAGCGGCGATGCGCACCAAGGTCGCGGCAGCAGCGGCCGGCATGGCCGGTGCGTTTGCGATCGGCGGCGCATTTCGCGGCGCCAAGGAAGCGTTGATGGAGTTCGATGCGCTGGCCAAGCAAGCCGATACGGTCGGGTTGTCGACGGATTTTTATCAGGCGATGCAGCTCGGCGCTGAAGAGGCCGGCGTCAAACAGGCGCTGCTTAACTCGTCATTGGTTGCATTCGTCAAGCGTGTCGGCGAGGCGCAGGCCGGCACCGGTTCGTTGATCACCGTTTTCAAAAAGTTGCGCCCTGATCTGTTGGCAACGTTGCAGTCGACCAAGAGCCAGGAGGAGGCGCTCAAACTGCTCGCCGACGCCATGCAGTCAACGGTCGATCCGCAACAGCGCGCGGCGCTTGCCGCGGCTGCGTTCTCCCGCGCCGGCGTTGCGATGGTGCGGGTACTCACGCAAGGCCGCGATGGCCTCGACGCAACCATGCGCAAGGCGCGCGAGCTGGGCATTGTCATCGATGAGGGCTTGCTACGCAATTCGGAGAAGCTTGCCAATGAATACGGTGTGGCCTCGATGGTCATCGACCGGCAGTTCAAGCAGGCATTGATCGATCTGGCGCCGACGATCGTGCACATCACGAGACTGACGTCTGGACTGGTGCGCGGTTTGCGGGAGCTTTATAGCGGCCCGGTGTCGTTCGGTCCGGAATCATCGCTTCAATCGCTGGCGATTGCAGCATCAAAAACGCGCAAAGAGATCGAGCGGCTGACGGCCGGCTCAAGAGCGTTCAGAGACGCAAATGATTTTCTAAGCTTCCTGACCTTTAGTCAGGACACGGGGCGCGGAAGTAGGGATTCACGTATTAAAGCGCTGCGCGAGCAGCTTGCAGCGATCGAGGCTTTGATTGACGCGAAAAAGCGTGAAAAGGTGATCGATGCGAGCGGGGGCTCTGGCGGCACAGATCCTGCGGTCGTCGCAAAATCGCAAGAAGCGTTGCGCGAACTGCAACGTCTCGAAGAGCGCATGCTGTCAGCAACTGACCAGCGCCACGCGTTGATCACCAAGCGCTACGCCGATGATGTGGCTAAGTTCCGCGAAATGCTCGATCAAAAACGGATCAGCCAGGAACAATACGACCAGGCGGTGCTCCACTTGCAGCGCATTCGCGATGCGCAGCTCGCGCAAGGCGCATCACGCATGTCAACCGAGGGCCAGGAGGCGCTGCGCCAGCTCACCGATCGCATGCTCTCAGAAACCAGCCGGCGTCGCGAGCTCATCGAACGCGAATACCAGCGCGAGTTGCAGCGGTTTAAGGATCTGCTTGCCCGCAAGCTGATTTCGGAGGAAGACTACACCAAGGCGAGTGCGCAGCTGGTCCACTTGCGTCGTGAACGGCTTAAGGAGCTGAACGAAGAGCAGAAGTATCTGCAGCAGGTCGTCGATATTGTAGCGCGCAGCATGGAAGATGCGTTTGCACGCTTTGTCGAGACCGGCAAGTTCAACTTCAAAGACTTCACGCGGTCGATCCTGAACGATCTCGCCAAGATCATCTTTCGCTTGATGGTGCTGCAGCCATTGCTCGGCGGCGGCAGCGGTGGTGGTGGCGGATTGCTCGGCAACATCATTGGCAGCGTCATGGGCAGTCTTGGTGGCGCACCGATCCCGGCGCTGGCGTCTGGCGGGCCGGTGACAGCCGGTAAGCCGCACCTGGTTGGCGAGAAGGGGCCGGAGTTATTCGTGCCCAAGACGCCGGGCCAGATCATCGCCAATGGCGCGCCGATGCCGTCGATGGGCGGTGAGATCGTCGTCACGGTTGCCGCGTCACCCGAGCTGGATGCGCGCATTGAGAGCACAGCTGAAAACGTCGTCGCCCGTAATGCTCCGACCATTGTCGGAGCCTCGGTCAAGGCGACCGATCGCAATCTGCCCGGCATGATCCGCAAGGCACAACGGAGGTCGTTCTAATGAGCGTTGTCTATTGGCCGCGGGATCTTCTCAAGCCGCGTCATGCAGCGATCAATCCGGCACCAGCCACCGTGGCGGGCCCGGCATCGTTGTCCGGGTTCCGTCAAGCGGTGGCGTCTCCGGCCGGTGTGTGGGCAATTACGTACGACACCATTGCGGTGGCCAGCGCCGTGCAGCGCAAGGTGTTCCGCGCGTTGGCCGCACAGATCGAAGGGCGCATCACGCCGATTGTGTTGCCGGTGTATGACCGCGCCGATTTGCGGCCGGTTGGCGCCGTGACAACGGCGGCAGCAGATGTGTCGCATAGCGATGGCGCCAACCACGATGATGGCACCGGCTACGCTCACGGTCGCATACACGCTACGGTACAACAGGCGGTCGCGCGCAGCGCAACCCAAATGACGATCGACATGCACGTTGGTGCCGGGCCAGAGCCAGGGCAGCACGTTTCGATCGGGCTCCGGCTTTACCGCATCAAGTCGATCGTCAACGTCACCGGCAACCGAACGACATGCACGTTTTGGCCTCCGGCTCGCGAAGACATTCTCGCAGGTGCTGAATGCGAATTCGACAAGCCGGTCTGCAAGGTCCGCTTGATCGATGATGCCGGCCTGGATTTGACCTTGGATACCGGCCGGCACGGCTTTCCATCGATCACGTTTATCGAGGATCCAACCTAGATGCCATTTTTAAGCTCTGACGAAATCACCGCGCTCAAGGCGAGTACGGTGCGGCTTGCCATGCTTGTCGAGTTGCAGTTCGCGTCCGAGACGATGCGGCTGTGGAACGGCGCCGGCACGGCAACCATCGACGGCGCGGATTGGCGGGGTGTTGGCGGGTTTGGTTCGATCGATGGCCTTGAGCAGGTCCGCGAACCGGTATCAAGCAAGGTGACCATGAGGCTGTCGGGTGTGTCGCCGGAAGTGCTCGCGCTGGCGGCGCGCTCGAATGACGACGTGCGCGGACGACCAGCCTACGTCTGGACGCATCTCATGGACGGCGATTGGCAACCGGTTGGCGCCCGTATTCCGCTGTTTTGGGGAACCATGCAGCGCATCAACATTGAGCGCTCGGAGGCGTCGGAGTTTTCCGGTGGTGACCGCGTCTGCGCACTGGAGGTTGAGAACCCGTTTGCAGCTCGCGCTCGCCCATCAGCCGGCCGGTTTACTGATGCTGACCAGAAAGCCCGGTTCCCCGGCGATAAATTCTGTCGCTTCGTGCCTCTCCAGCGCTCGCAGGTGATCGTATGGCCCGACTACTAATAGACGACAGGCTGGCCTCGTACGTACGCGATGCGGCACGCACTGATTTTGCGTGGGGCGAGCGGGACTGCGCGCTATTTGTGGCGGACTGGGTACACCTTGTGACGGGGCGAGACGGCGCGGAAAAATTGCGTGGGCGCTATTCGTGCGAGGTCGACGCCCATGTGCTGTGTGGCGCTGAGCGGCTGGTTGGCACGGTGGATCGTTGCGCCCGCTTGGCCGGATTGAGACCCACTCGGACACCAGAGACCGGCGACATTGCTGTCATCGAGGCGCTCGGCAGTGCTGTCTGTGCCATTCGCGGATCTGAACGGTGGTTTGCACGCCTGGAGCGCGGTCTGCTCAGCACGCCGCGCGGGCGCGTCGTCATGGCGTGGCGGGTTGAGATAGAAGGGAACGCTTGATGGCCACCGCGATCGCGCTCGCTATTCTGACCTATCTCGGCATCCAGGCCACGATCGTTGCGGTCACGATTACGACGATCATCGTTGGCATCGGTCTTTCGGTTGGTATTTCGCTGCTGGCGCAGATGTTCTTTGGCCAGTCGGCTGCGGGGCTGCCTCCGAGCGACCGCCAGAACATTGTTGACGCCCCGGCGCAGCCGCGTCTGCGCAGCTATGGCCGCGTCCGCGTGGCCGGCGCCCAGATCTTTCTGGGGGCAAGCGGCGGCTCGCTTTATCGCGTTTTGGCGCATAACGATGGCCAGATCGATGGTGTCGAAGAGCACGTCATTGACGAAACGGTCGTCACTGTCGGCGGTGATGGCTGGGTGACCGCACCCAGTCAGTTCGCAAACCGCATCCACATTGAGTGGCGCGAAGGAACGACGATCCCGGCGCACTATAGCGATCTTGCAACGGCGTTTCCGGACTGGGAGAGCGATCATGTCGGGAAGGGTATCTCGCATTCGCTGACACGCTTCAAGCAGGTCAGGCAGGAGGATTTCTTTGAGGTCTACCCGAACGGCATTCGCACTGTCTACAAACAGACGTTTCGCGGCGTTCGCGTTTGGGATCCTCGTGACGGTGGGCAGGATGCCGATGATCCGGCGACGTGGACCTGGACAGACAACGCCGCGCTTGTGATCCTCGATTACTTGCGCCATGAGAGCGGCATGGCGATGCCGATGACGTGGTTCGCGCCCGAGATCGAAGGCTGGAAAACGGCGGCTGATGCGTGT